TAAGCGCCAAGCTCTGGAGCGGGCCGACCGAACTCTGGAAGCCAAGGTTAAAGAGTAATGGCATACATTGGTGAGATTATCAATCTTGCAATGGATGAGATTGAGCAGAAGTCCAAAAAGACGCTATATCAGACTGATTACCTTGCTTGGGCCAGTGACGTTCTGGGTAGGCGCTATTACGAGAAGATGGCGCAGATTGCTGAAGAGGTTGCTCTTGCTACCAACGGTAAAACCCGTACAGCGGTTAAGTCCGCGAACGGTTGTGGTAAGTCCTTCCTTATGTCCGATGTGGGAACATGGTGGGTTACAGCATTCCCGCCTGAGGAGTCGCTAGCTATCTTCTCTGCTAACGGTCGGGATCAGATTGAGCGGGTTGTGTTCAAGTATCTGAAGGACAACTATGGGTATATGAAGACTCATAAACTTGACCCGGTGGGGTGGATCAACGAGTCTCTGGAGTGGAAGTATTCCAAGCCGGATGGTTCAGGTAACGAGCCGGTAGCGTTCGGTAAGCGCCCTGCGGACCAAGACATTGTTTCATCCTTTCAGGGAACCAGAAAGCCTCGTACCTTTGTGGGTTTTGACGAAATGGGTGGTCTCCCTGAGGACCTGTTCACTGCTGCTGAGGCGGTGACAACCGGTGGTGATACCCGGTTCTTCGGCATCGGAAACCCCGACCGCAGAGGTACCCCGTTCCACGAGCGGTTTACTAACGCTAAGTATCGTAGGGATTGGAATCTCTACACGATTTCAGCATATGATCTGCCAACGGTAACAGGCGAGATTGTCTACCCGGATGAGCCCGAGAAGCAAGCCAAGATGCTAGTTTCAGGTATGACCAGCCTTGACTGGATTAGAAACAAGGAACATGCGTGGCAGTCTGAGGAGCCTGATGGTTCTCTAAAGCCTAACGGTCTTTTCAAGGCTAAGGTGCTGGGTGAGTTCCCTGAGACTGATGACTCGACATTCTTCCCTGAAGTCGATGTGGTGGCTGCTATGGAGCGCGACATTGAGCCGGATAGCTATATCATTGCCGGTGTTGACCTTGGATTCGCTGGTGAGGATGAGTGTGTGTTCACGATCAACCGTGGTGGGCATGTTCGTGTCTTCACTGAAGAAATCTCATTTTATGACGAGACTGGGGCGGTGGTCGGCAAGACCTCAGGCACATGGAACCGAGCGCTGCCGCTGGAGACTTCTCGGCGCATTCACGCTATCGCTCAGTACATTGGTGCGGATGAGGTTCGGGTTGACGCTTCAGGTGCCGGTATCGGCGTTTACGACAACCTGCTGAACTACACCGAGTTTCAGGACCGTGAGTATATGCTTCATGGTGTTCGTGGCGGTACGTCCTCGACGGATATCAACCAGTGGGCCAAGACCCGGGATGAGCAGCACGATTATCTGCGTCGGCTTTTGCATGAGGGGTTGCTTGATTTGGACCCTGAGGACACTAAGCTTAAAGACGAACTGCTGATTGTGACCTATGAGCTTAATACTCGTAGCGCGATTGTGATTACCCCAAAGAAACTGCTTCGTAACCAATTCGGTGGTTCTCCCGACCGTTTGGACTCGCTGATTTACGCGGTGTGCGATATGAGTATTCTGTCTGGCCCACAACCGGGGGACGTTGTGGGGTGGGATGAGGATGCTGACATTGAGCCGGAACACGCTTTCTATGAGAATGCATTTGGTTGGTAAAAAGCCAAAATATTGACTCAAAAGTGTCAAAAAGTTTAGTGTAAACTGGTTAATATGACTACGAGACTTGCGGGACACGCGAATAACGCCTATAATCGCGCCCAAACACAGCAGTGGGAGCAAGCCTACGATGAGCTTAAAGGCGAAATGCAGCACATGGAGGAGAACTACCACGATGCTGCTGCCGCTCTGCTGTCTCTGCGGGCTGAGGATGAGGGTTGGCTTCCTCTTAACCGGCTTAATCAGGAGGACGGCTTCGAGCTTGATGCCCTGAAGGAAATCGCTCAGAAGGCTGAGCTTCAGGCCACTGGCAATCCGCTTCTGAAGCGTGGGTTTACGATTCGTCGGGACAATGTATTCGGTCGCGGTGTTACCTTCCAACAGAAGGAAGGCACTGGTAACAAGATTTCGACCCGGATTCAGGCGATTCTGGACGAGAACGCTCCGGTACTCATGGCGTTCGAGAAGAACGAGCGTAGTGCTTTCACCGCTGGCAACCTCATCATGGCGTATAACATCACCGAGGAGGAGTTCTACCCGATTAATTTTCAGGAGATTTCCAACTTTGCCGCCAACCCCAATCTTGCTGATGATGTTTGGTACTACGAACACACGTACACCCCTCTGGATGAGGCAACGAACAAGCCAGCCGGTGAGCCTGTAACGGTCTGGTACCCAGTACTGGAGCGGTGGGAGAAGCGAGCTAAAAAGCCGCTGCGTGTCACGATTGCTGGCAATAAGGTAGACGACAATATCATCATCATCGACTTTAAGGTCAACACCGTTAACGGTCACGTCTGGGGTGTCCCGGATTGCTTGCCCGCTATGCCCTACGCTTGGGCTCACGCTGAGTACATTCGGGACGCTTCCAAACTCTTGAAGGCTCTTGCTACTATTGCTTGGAAGGTTGTAGCTCGTTCCAAGGCTAACGCGGTTAACGCTGCGGCCAAGTCTGCACTGCCGAAGGCTGCTGGTTCCACTGCTTCCATGACTGCGGGCACTGACCTTGTTTCCATGCCGCGTTCGGGACAGGTGGATATGAAGGATGGGCAGACGATTGCCGCTTATGTAGCCTCTGCCCTAGAGGTCAGCCTTGTGGCGCTTCTATCCGATCCATCGGCGGCTTCCGGTTCTTATGGTGCTGCGGCAACTCTGGACGGTCCTAGCGCAAACGCGGCGCGGGCTCGGCAGAACTTGTGGGTTGAATTTTACAAGCGAGTGTACCGAGTGCTGGGAGTTAAGGACGTTATCGTTAACTTCCCCGTCATTAACACTGACCCAATCTATCGGACTGTCCAGACGCTCCAGATTGGTTTTGCTTACGGTGCTATTTCCCAGTCCGAATTCAGGGATGCATTCATTGAGGCAACAGACGTTATCAAAAAGGACGAAACTCTGCCTGAACCTTCTCCGTTCACCACTGCTGCTAAGTATTCTCTGGAGGCGCAAGCCATGGAGGAGGAAGCGGCCCAGCGTGAAGCCGATGCCGCTATAGCTGCTGCTAACGTTCAGGGTCAGGGAGTGTCGAACGGTACTGGCGCGGGTTCCGGTAGCAATGATCTTCGAGACGCTGGCAGGACTCCGGGTACATCCTCCTAGCAGATCAAGTGAGGTTTTGTCAAGGTCGTGCTAGAATATTAAGTAATGACTACTGCACGGTTTCACGAAAGCGGCACTCTGGTTGCGACCAAGGGTGCCTCTGGCGTTTTCCCAGTCAGGATCATCACAGAAGGCAAGGGTTCGTCCGCTACCTACACCGCTGATGTTCTAAAGACCTATGCTGAGGCATTCAACAACTCCCCGAGTTACATGAACCACCCGCTTGATATGAACAAGCCGTGGGAAAGGGATGTGACTACTATCGCTGGCAAGATTGTCTCCAGCGTTAGGTACGAGGAGAAGGAAGGCGTTGCGGGTCTTTACGCAGACCTAGAAGTCGATCCCCGCTGGCAGGATTTCGTAGAGCGTTACGCTGACGTGATCGGACTGTCGGTTTATATCGAGGGCGGCTCCAAGGAAGTCAACGGCGAATTGTTCGCTGAGAGTTTTAACGGAGCAGACCCGTACAAGTCTGTGGATTTCGTTGTGGCTGCTGGCCGTGGCGGAAGGGTGGAGCGTGCAATGGAGTCGCTTCGCCTAATTGAATCTTCCGTGGGGCAACCTAACGGTGAGCCGAGTAACAGTTCGTTGCCGGGAACAGAAAAGGGAAAAATGGATAAGGAAACGCAGGACGCTATTAAGGCGTTTATTGCTGAGGCCCTTACGCCGGTTACCACCTTTATCAACGAGTCGAAGGTCGCTAAGACCGAGGAGCTTCAGGGCAAGGCTGACGCCGATGCCGTGAGCGCCAAGGTTGCTGAGGCACTTGCTGAGTACAAGGAAAAGGATAAGCTGATTGAGTCCGCTGGTCTGTTCCCTTCTCAGGCAGAGTCGATCCGTGAGGCCGCTATGAAGGGTGAGGACGTTGTTCCGCTCATCGAGTCGGCTAAGAAGGTTGTCGCTGAGGCTAAGGAAACCGTTGCAAAGGGTGGAGAAATCCTCCGCGTCGGTGAGTCCGCTCGTGACGAAGACTGGTCGATGACTGGAGTGAGGTTCAACTAATGGCAATGAATATGGTTCACAAGTACACCAAGACTGAGGTTTGGCCTGTTGTCTCTGGTGTTGTTTCAGGTGACGCGGTTACGTCGGTTAACGGCGAGCCCGGTGTTGCTCTGACCTCTCGCGGTGACGCTACTACGTCAATCGTAATTGGCCCCTACACGATCAGCGGTATTCCGTCTGGCGGCGTCGGCCTCAACACGGCTGAGACTACGGTGGCTACTGACGGTGCGTTCCACTTCGCGGTTACGGGAGCTTCTGCTGCCACCCCGAAGAATACGCTTGTCTACGCGATCAGTGCTGGTGCGGGTACCGATGTTACGTCGCTTACCCTGACTGCTGGCTCTAACCTTCCGTTTGGCAAGGTTGACCGGTTCATTGGTGAGTATGCTCTCCAGACTTCGGTTTGGATTGGCGACTTCTCGACGGACGCTACCTAAGGATAAATGATGACTGATTTGATTGAATACAAGGACAAGTTTACGCTTGACGGTCGGCTTCGTCCGGGCCCCAGCGTAACCAAGGCCAAGGTAGCTAAGGTACGCGAGCTTTACACGGCTGGTATCTACGGCGACCGCATTGCTGAGGCAACGTTCATGGAGACTATCACCACGAGTGATGCTCTTTTCAACGCTGCGTACTTCGCAAACCTTCAGGTGCTGCCGCAGTTCGACGCCGCTCCCCGTAACTGGTCCGCTATTGCTGGCATCCGTGAGGTCCCTGACTTCAAGCCTGTTGTGCTTCGAGGCCTGTTTGGCGAGTGGGAAGGCCTTCAGCGCGAGGGTACCGTAACGGGTGTTGGTTTCAACAACCCCGAGGGTGTCCTGCCGGTTGTCGCTGAGGGTGCTCCGTACCCTTACGCGGTTCTCGGTGACACTGAGGCTGCTTACGGCCAGCTTGTTAAGCGTGGTTTCAAGGTTGGTTGGACTTGGGAGGCGCGCATCAATGATCGCGGCACCGAGTTCTTCAGCCAGATTCCGGGCCAGATGCTGGATGCTGCTCTGGAGACTGAGGAGTGGTCCGTGTGGTCCGCTCTTATCAACGGTACTCCTGCCGGTAGCCAGCTTGACGGTGGCACGACCTATACGGGCGCTGTGGTTCTCCCGAACGCGACTATCTCTCGGGATGCTCTCGTTCAGGCGATCTACGAGCTTAGCCAGCGCGAGGTTAACGGTCGCAAGGTTCAGGTTAGCGGTGGGTACAACCTCATCGTCCCGACCGGTACTGGTGACGCAGTTCGCTTCCTTCTGAACCAGCAGCTTTTCGAGGTTACCGATGGTAGCTTCCAGCTTACTGCTTCGTTCCTTCAGGATGGCGTGGCTTCCACCACGGTTATCGAGTCCGAGTACGTGACGGGTACTAACTGGTACCTGCTGCCTAAGCCGGGTGCCGTAAAGCGTCCTGTGCTGGAGCTTGGTCGTCTGCGTGGATACACGAGCCCTGAGCTTCGTGTCCACAACGTTACCGGCAACTACGTGGGCGGTGGTGCAGTTGCACCGTTCGAAGGTTCGTTCGATAACGATACGATTGATCTTCGTATCCGCTATCCTCTCGCGGGCATTCTGTGGGACGCTACTTATGTAGTTTGGTCACAGGGCGATAATATCGCCTAAGCGAAATGTTTAACTGAAAGGGTCCGCCTCGGCGGGCCTTTTCTTTTATCCTGTAGAATAGAATAGCTATAGCAATTAACACCTACCGTTAGGAAACATCATGGCGAGAGCCAAAGCAGTAATTCTTACCCAGTCCGCAACTAACCCACAGCCGGGATATGATCCTGAGCCGCTGGTTGTCGTTGGTACTATCCCCGCTGGTGCATATACGGTTCAGCCGCTTACGGCAGTTCCCGGCACGTTCGCTGACGAGGCGGCAGTTCGTACGTATCTCAACACTCTGGTGACGGAACTTAAGGCTTCCCCTTACTTTTCGTAAGTAGTGTAAGCTAGTAATAAGCGATCCTCCTCTATCGCTAGGTCGGCCTGTTGAGGTAATCTCCGGGCCGACCGTCCTCTTAGTGTAAACTGATACTATGGCTAATTCTGGTGTGTACCCCCTCGATCCCGATACCCTTGTCGGCGCTTGGCGTTTAGCGTATGGGGATGTAACCAGTGTGCCATTTGATCCTGTGGTTCCGGGCTTTCAGGACTACACGGATTACTCAGATGATGAGATTGCTCAGTTCATTGTTATGGGTGGCGATTCACAGAATAGGGCTATCGGCTACGCTTATTTGCAGCAGGCGGGGGCTGCTTCCCGTCAGTCGAAGACCATTAAAGACTATGATCTTGCCGTTGATCTTTCGAAGCGCGCTGAAGACTTGCGGAAAACCGCTAAGTGGTATTTCGATCTTGCGGATATTGAGGATGCCAACTCCGGTCTGGAGGATGAATTCCTGATCGTGGATACCGGTACCAGTGATGGTCTTTATGACCGAATCGAGGGCTTCCCTTATTGGCCCGGATTGAGGAGCTAATGGCGGTCGATTTTGCCAGCGACTGGGCTCAGGAGATTGCTGATGTGTCGGGCCTCGTTGAGTACCAGAATGCTGTGATTGAGATTCGTAACCCTGACCTTCTGGTGCGATCTGGTAATATCCAGACTGGTTACACTTATACCGGCGACCCTGTTGTCTGGACCGGACAGGCGCGAGTAGCTTCTACTCGTAGCGATATCGGCGCTGGTGGTACTACTTCCACTAACCCTACGTCCATTAAGGCTATGCGGGTTCAGATTCCCTATGACAAAGATTTTCAGCGAGTCTATCGGGGGTGGCAGATTCGGGTTCTTGATGGTGGGCGTAACTCTCGTTTAGAGGATTACCTGTTTGCCATAGAGTCAGATGTGAACTCTTCTCACGTTGCTTCTCTTACTTTCAACTGCACTGTGGACGTGGAATCTGATCCCAACTGGACACCGTAATGGCTGGGGTTAAGTGGATTCAGGGCTCGCCTCAAAGATTGGTCAGTGCCCCTTCACGGTTCGTGGGTAAGTTCCGGCCTAGGCTGTACGCTCGAATGAAGCAAGTTATTGATGAGGCCGTGGAGGACGCCAAGCGTTTTACTGCTAGCCGACCATCGGCAAAGTCAGGTAAGTCAGGGCGTATCGAAACTGGTGACATGATGGATGCGATTGTGGGTCGCGTTTATCAGAACGCTGAGGAGAGCATTATCGGTGATTTTGGTTTTCTCGACCGTCAAGAGTTTTATTTCTTCCTGCAAACTGACGAGGGTTTCAGAAATTGGCGGAGTGGTGAATTCATTGAGCCTACGTTTGCCCTGAGGGACGCCGCAATTATTGCATTCAACAAGCTTTTAGATAGGAAGTTCTAATGACGGGTATTGATCTTTTCAGCGCGCAGGAAGCTATTAAGGCTTTTGTTCAGGCAGAGATTCCTCAGTTTGTTGTAGAGTCAGGCGGCGTTCCTACAGCCGAAAGTTTGCCTTTCGAAAACGGCAGACTGGAGCCGTATATCATTTTGCGCTTTTCTGACATGATGCCAACCTCTGGCGGGTCCTCTTTTGTTGGGGCTCTCTGGGACGAATATTACACCTATGTGGATGCACTGTGCCTTGGGGAAACTGATACCGTTGCGCGCGAGCTTGCGGGACTTGTGAATGCGAAGCTTCTGGGGCAGAAGTTTCCCAACACCGGATCAGTCGATAAGAACTATGGCGGCGGTCAGTTTGCTATCTTCGCTGAAGCTAACCGCAACCCTGTTGCTTTTGTTGCTGTGACTTCCTATCGTTATGCAATCAACATGGATGATGTTGGCGCTAACCCCGTAGCCTAAACCTAAGGATTTGTCAAGCTTATGGTAAACTTGAAAGTATGACGAGTCCATATGTAGTTCTGCGGAATAAAATCTCCCGCCAGACTGTAGAGTACACGCAGGAAATGGCGCAGCAGATGCTCGATCATCCTGTATTCGGCCCTAATCTAGAGGTTGTCCGGGTCAACAAGCCTGAGGTCCTTTCCGGTGAGAAGCCTGAGGATTACTCGGGACCAAGTTGGTCCAAGGATGCTCTGGTAGATGAGATTGATCGCCGGAACACTGGGCGGGACGAGGCTGACCTGATCGACAACACCGCCAACAAGGCTGAGCTTGTCACTTCGCTTATCGCGGACGACAAGGCTGCTGCCAAGGAAGAGAACTAACAGATGCCAACAACTAGGCTTTCACGGCCAAATCAGACTTGGGCATTGGCCTTCGATGACGCATTTGCGAATCCGGCTACCCCTACACTGTCTGAGCTTAACGCTTCACGCTTTGTCCACTTTATCTCGTGTGCGCTGACGGAGGATGGCACGGAGCTTACTTTGGGCGACTCCGAGACTGATGACACCGTAACCTTCTGTGATATTGGAAACAACACAACCCTTACCCAGAACAATGTTACGGGTAACCTGACGTGGCTTGTGGATGCTAACACTGGTGGTTCTGGTTCGACGGTTGACCTCACTTCGCTTTTCAATAAGGTTACTTCGCTTCTGGACTTCCCCGATATCCCTTACTGGTTGATTAGCCGCACTGGTCCTAACGCTTCGCAGGATATTGCTTTCGCTGCCGGTCAGGTCATCAAGATGGCTCGCTTCAAGACTGACGTTCCTCAGGTTATTATTGAGAACAACTCCCCTATCCGCAAGTCGCAGGCCCTTGTTTATCAGGGTTCCAGCAACTGGAACTACACCCTCTCCTAAGGAATAGACTTATGGCAAATACACGACTTAACGCAGACGGACTAAGCCTTACCGTTTGGTTCGCGCTTTCCAACTATGCTGTAAACCCGGCTAAGCCCACGGTGGCTGAGCTTAACGCTGCTACCAATGTTACTGAGTCTATCGCCTTCGACGGTTATTCCTTCGGTGCCAGTGCTTCCAATCAGGTTTCGGACCCGTCCTTCATTGACGTTGGCAACACACAGACTCGCGGGTTTGCGCAGTTCGGTGGAGCAATCAGTTTCTTCTACCCCGGTTCTTACACGTCAGATGTTACCAACGCTAACTACGTGACCTTTGCGGCTCTGCGAACCCCTCGCACCGTTGGTTACATTATTGTTCGCGCTGATGGCATCAAGACTGCCGTGACCACTGCTGCTATTGCCAACGACTTTGTTAACGTCTTTGCAGTCCAGTCCGATGGTTGGGACGACACCGTTGAGGGTGAGAACAACTTTAAGTACGCGATCACCTTCGTGGGTCAGGGCAACATCTACACTAACGCCACTGTGGCTACGACCGTTACGGTTGTCACTCCGGTCGCTGTTGGCACGACCGCCTATACCGTTGGTGGCAAAACTCCGCTGATGAGCTATATTACGGGTCGTCAGCTTTACAACGCGACTAACATTTATGGTGGGACTCCGGGCCGATTTAACTGGGCTACCTCTGATGCGTCAATTGCTACTGTCTCTAAGAATGGTGTGGTTATCGGTGTGGCGGCAGGGGACGCAGACATTACTGCCACCGATCCGGTTTCTGGGGCTGTCTCTACTGCACTCAGCGTAACTATAGCCTAATACTTCCGACAAGGAATACACAAGGAAACCCCGTCCGGTGTGGCGGGGTTTCTTTTATGCTAGACTAGAATAAAGCTCACATTGGGTGGGCTAACCTTCCAAGGGGAAGTATGGATATCTCTGAACTGCTGATCGGCGCTCGCGTTAAATGGGTGTCGGATCGCATTAAGATTGCTGAGATTCAGCCGAGGCACATCGGTCGGGTGGTCAGCTTCACATACTTTTCTGAGGGTGGTGACGAATCTGTCATGGGAATCTTAAACGGTTACGTGGGGAGTTCTATCACCGTCAATGGCGAGGATTTTGATTACGGTCAGATGGCTGACCTTCGAGTATTTAGGAGTGAACTAGCATGACCGATGTAACGCTTGGTAATGAGTGGGATTTAGTTGATGTTGTTGCCGAACGGGCGCAGCCGACCACTTTCGTAAACGTGTATCTTAACGAGGTAGCATCCTATGAGAAGGTCCAGCTTTTAAAGCAGCACACTAAGGCTAAGCCTTCTGAGGTTGACGAAATTGACACTCAACTGTCAAAGGTTCAGGAAGAACTAGAGCGCAGTAAGTATGTGTTCCATCTGACTGCTATCCCCTCTCGTATGCGCGAGGATATCGCAAGTCAAGCTGCTGTCAAGTTTCCCATCAAGAGGACCATCTTTGGTGAGGACGAGCCCGAGAATGCTCTTACCAGACTGAAGTACAACAACGATCTTATCTGGTTGGCTCAGATCACTGATGTGGTTAACCCTGATGGCAAGTCCCGCAAGACGTGGACGCTGGAAGAGATTAGTGACTTCGCTGATCGCTTGCCTACAAAGGCACAGCAGTACATTGACGAGGCTATCAAGCAGCTTTCTCTGGAGGCAGAGCACTTCACGGCGTCGAGCAAGAATGCGGATTTTTAATTGAGGTTCTGACTAGCCGGGATTCTCAGAAACCTTACCTGTCGGCTTTACGCGCTGCCGATAAGTACAAGCAACGCCCGACAGCAATGCTCTTGCATGACCCGTATGCTCTCCACCGCAAATGGTGGGATCGGGATTGGAAGCCTGAGCTTGGTGATGATGCATGGACCGATTGGGACTTCGTTTTAGCTGAAGTCTATCAGCTTATCGAGGATTACACCGATAACCAGTCGGGACAGATCATGTGGTTCGACCAGTCGGGTGACGTTTACTGGGAAGCTAGATCAGTATTTTCGGGCTCCATGGCTGAAATCGAAAGAGTTCAAAAGGAACGCGGCGAGCTTAAACGCGGAGAATCGCTCTACGCGGTTCCTATTTTTGCAGACCCAGAGAACAAGCCAACCTTGTCTTCGTGGATCGCTGATATTGAGTCTCAGAAGGCGGACCTTCGCCCCGGCCACCTTCGGGATTCTAGGCCACCGAACGCTGAGGAGCTTGCTGCCATGAATAATGCTCAGTGACTAGGGGTTCTTTTAATTACATAGTCCAAAGCCCTGCGCAAGCCTTCTTCATTGTCACCCAACTTACCTAAGCCAGTATTGCAAGAAGTGCAAAGTAGGCCACGAATTATGTTAGTTCCATGAATGTGGTCCATTGCAAGTTTTCGGTCAGAACTTTTCCCGCAGATATTGCACTGGTTTCCGTATTTTTTAACCATATCTGCATATTTATTCTCCCGCCTTAACTTGATAACTTCACCGCTAAAGATCGAGTACGCCTTTCGGCACTCGACACATCTGCATTTTCTCCAATATCTAGTCAAGGTGCCATGCTCGGGGAGGATTTTTTCTGGTCTAGGCTCGTTTTTGTATCGCTGACAATATAAGTTCCATGCCTTGGTACATTCAGCACAACGGCATTTTCTATTGGTATAAGTGCCAGCTTTTCCGTGAACAATATTACTCATATAATTATATTACCACAGATGGACTATACTGGTAAGTAGCGTATCATAACGGATGAACGCATTTTAAGCAAGGGCTAACGTGGCGAATTCTCAGAGCGATTACGAAAACTTCATTATTCGTATTGAGCTTGATTCCCGCGACCTCGAAGCTGGGGCTGAACGTGCTGCGAATAAGATCGCTGGCCTTAATGGTTCGCTCGACTCGCTTAACCCGAATCTCACTCGTGCCGCAAATGCCTTTGCCGCCCTAGCTGGAACGCAAGCCAAGCAGGCTCAACAGGCTGGAGCACAAAAGAGCGCGATTCAGAGCCTCAACGTCCAGCTTTACGATCAGGCTCAGGCATACCAGCGGGTTGCTGCTGCTGAGAAGATTGTCGCTGACCGAACCCGCGCACTTCAGGTTGCTGAAGAGACACGACTTCGGACCCTATCTACAACTCGCTATGCACTCTACGATGTAAGCAACACTCTTGGCCTTGTCGGCGCGGGCATGATTGCCTTGGCTGCTGCTACTTATGGTGCGGGGATTGCTTTCGAGCGAGACTTTGCTAACGTAATTCGTACTGCCGGTCCCGCGATTCGTGAGAATGCTTCAGCTATTGATGTTCTTCGAAAGAACTTCATTGCTCTCGGGCAGGACATTCCGGTTAGCTTTGAGAAGCTTGCTGAGATTGCGTCCCTTGGTGGTCAGCTTGGTATTTCAGCCGACCAGCTAACCATCTTCACGTCCGTTGTTGCACGATTCTCTGCGACCACGAACCTCTCTGTGGATCAGGCCGCTACCGCCTTCGGACGACTGAAGGCGCTGCTTCCTGATATTTCTAGTGGGCAGTATACGCTGGAGGCACTGGCTTCGTCCATCCTGAAGGTTGGTACGAACTCGGTCGCAACTGAGGCTGAGATTACTAAGATCGCAGTTCAGATTTCTTCGATGGCTGGTTACGCTGGACTTGGTGCTGACGAGCTTGTTGGCCTTGCTGGTGCCTTGGCTTCGGTGGGTACCCAGCCCGAGCTTGCACGAGGTACGATCACTCGACTGTTTACTCTGTTCGGTAAGGCGGTTTCGGATAACGGGGAGAAGCTTTCTGAGTTTGCTAAGGTGGCTGGCGTTTCGGCTGCTGAGTTCCGCTCAGCATTCGGTACCGACAAGTTTGGGCCCATCTTCCTCCAGTTCATCAACGGACTTAACGCCATTGACTCCAGCGGTGGGGATGTTGTCAAGACTCTGAATGATCTTGGCATCACTTCTGTGCGTGACGTTCCGGCTCTTACTCGACTTGCGACCGCTGCCGACAGTGCTGGACGTGCAGGTCAGATTCTTAATGAAACCTACCGGGATGCCGCTAGCGGTATTCAGGAAGCTAGTGAACTGTCCGACCAGTATGGCATTATCGCCAGCACTGTTGCCGCAAAGATTCAGGTTCTTCAGAACAACTTTAATGCTCTCGTGTCCTCCATTGCTGGTGGTGGTACGCTATTCGCCCCGTTCCTTGATGCTCTGAATGGTTTCCTTGAAATCCTCACGGCTATTGCCCAGAACCCGGTAGGTAACTTCCTGCTCCAGCTTGGAGTTGTGCTTTCCGCAATCATTGGCCTGCTTGCTCTGGCCGGTGCTGGCGCTGCTCGCTTCGTTGCTGCCAGCATTGCAGTTCAGCAGGGACTCCTCGGTATTGCTGCGGCTGGGCTTCCGGCTAGCGCTTCACTTCGTAGTGTTGCTATCCAGTTGGAGGGTACGGGTGCTGCTGGGAAGGTGGCCGCTGCTGGTCTTACTGTAGCACGCCTTGGCCTTATTGCAATGATCGCTGCCGCCAGTGCTGGTGTTCAGATTGAACTTTTCAAGGCGATTACCCTTGGGGCCAATAGTCTTGCCGACGCGCTATTCCAGACCTCGGATGCAACGCATGATATCGCTGACCGCCTAACTAAGCTAGGCTTGTTCAAGTCAACAGGGTTCGACTCATTCCTTGGGGGACTGAGTAAAGAGCTTGCTAACATCGGGTTGACCTCTGACGCATCCGCCCGCGACCTGAAAACTTTGGACGACCGGTTTGCAGCACTCGTCCAAAGCGGTAATGTTCAGGCAGTAAACAAGCTTATCAAGCAACTGGCTACCGACAATGGTATCTCGGTGGATCAGCTTCTTACTAAGTTCCCCGAGTTGTCCAAGCAGCTTCTCATCGTGGGTGAGGCTTCGGGCTCCACCGCCAGTGCTGTTGAGGTTCTGAATGAGGCGACCGATGAGGCTGCTGAGTATCAGGAAGCTATGGCTGCTGCCTTGGGCCTTACCTCGGATGCGTTCAAGGAATACACCGAAGCTCTTGCGTCCAACTTCAGCCAGCTTACAAATCTTGGCACTATTTTGTCAACGGTTCAGGGTAACGCTCGGGAGTTTGCTGAAGCTCAGGCTGCGGCAACCGACGACAGCAAGGATTCGTGGGAGGACTTCTATGATGGAGTCTCCATTAGCCTTAAAGCGTACAACGATGAACTAGAAGCAAGCATTGCGGCTACCGCCTCGTGGCAGGCAAACCTCTTGGCGCTTGTTGCGGCAGGGGCAGACCCTAACGAGATTGCACAGCTTATCGCACTGGGCCCAGAGAAGGGCGCGGTGCTGGTTCAGGCTGCTGTTGACGACATTGGCGGTGAGGGCCTTCGCCTCATTGATCTTCTGAAGCAAACTGGTGCTGATGCTGCGACTGGCTTTGCTGGAGAGTTCACTGCTAACCAGTCTCTCATTCAGGCTGCTTTCGATCAGGCTGGTATTGAAGCCGCCACCGCTCTTAAAGACGCTTTGGTTAACGGTTCGACTGCTGACGTTCAGGCTATCATTGCTAAGTACAATCTCGATCTTTCAAACAACCCGCTTCAGATTCAGGCCAACACGGCTCCTGCTATTAACGCGGTCAACTCTGCTCTCACTCGAATCGCAAGTGCGGTTGTTACTATTGGTGTGGATGCAACCCCAAAGACTAATAGCTATCGTGCTGGTACCGTCAACAAGTATGCTGCTGCGGGCGGTTATATCCGTGGCCCCGGATCGGGGACCTCTGACTCCATCCCGGCTCGACTGTCTAACGGTGAGTACGTTATTCGTGCCGCGTCCGTGCGTCGATATGGCACCGGACTATTTGAGCAGCTTAACCGGGGTGTTGCTAAGTTTGCTGCGGGCGGTCAGGTCGGTCGTGGTTCGTACGCAAGCGCTGGTGGTGGTGCTGGGATGATGTACCTTGACCCCGGAACTACGGCCCTGCTCCGCGAACTTGCTAAGATAGGAGATAGGCCAATCTATGTCACAGTGGGTGACGAGACTATTTCTAGGGCCGCACAGCGTGGAGATTCAGCGCGTAGGTCGCGTGGAGAAACGAGAGCATAATGGCAATGAACAAGATTTGGTTCGGCAATGAGCGCCTTTTCCAGTGGGCACCATGTCCACTTGCTGGACTTACTGTTAAGAACTCTGTTTATACTGAGGGCTTCGTTAAGCAAAACGGTGGGCTGGTTAGAACCCGTTCACCCCGTTACTCCAAGGTCTATAACATGACTTTTTCTGGCCTTACCCATGAAGTAGATGGCATCAACGTCTATAACAAATACGCTTCGGGAGTTTATGCGGTAGACCCTACTGGTAGCGGAACCTCTTACAATCGACGCTTGGGCAAGGTCTACTTTGCCGACCCCTATGCCTTTGAGACTAATCTTTTTTCTGCGGAGTGGGCAGCGCCCGGTTTGGGAGCGCTCGGGTGGACGCCAGTATCTAGCTCCGTCTCCAGCTTCCTTTACACGAACCCCCCATACAATCAGCCCCACGTACAGGGTTTGATTATCGTAGATAGCGCATCAGGAGCAACGCCTACCTCTGATGCCAGCATGCCTTACATCATCATCCCGATTCCGCCTACCCATACTCTTCATCTGGGAGCAAGGGGGGCCGTATCATCTGGCGCACCAGTCATACGGGTAGAAAAATATAGCTCCTCTGCCGTACCCGGCACGCCTACTGCAACATCAGACCTGACTCTTATTAGCCCAGCAAGCTCTACCAAGCTTAATGCGACAGTTTCCGGGGCCAGCTACGCTTATGCAAAGATTTTCTTTACCCGAACCTCTGCCTCTTTTGCACAGATAAACGTTCTTAGTATGCTTGCACAACTTTGGCCTACAGGTGTAACGCCATTACTGACTGGTGACTGGTACCCCGGCGAGGGCAACAAGGGCCTTCGCTTTGCTGATGACGGAACGGTTGAAGACTACCGTTATATGTACCCCCCACGCAAGGGAATTTCCACAACTTTGGAGGAGGCTGATTAATGGTAGCCAAGATTGAGTTAAATATTTCTCCCCAGTTTCCTGAGATTGAGCTTCGGGGCTGGAGCGTAAATGAAGAAATCGTTTCCATTGCACCCGGAGAGGATACGCCCGCTTTCGACTCTACTACTTTTTCCGGTGAACGGGATGAAGATGATTATTTCAGCGAATGGGCAGCGGGATCAGGGGCAAGCCTAAGGTATGATTCCATAGACAATAACGCTAATTTGCTGGGCGGCAGTGACCTCGCAATGTCGGGCACTATTTCAAACATTACCACCAATGGGCTTTCCGTAAATGGTTCTTTTGCACCAGTCATGGAGCGCCTGTCTCAAACTGTTACCATGCCCGCTTTTAGGGACACACTGCTCTCGGATGTATTCAATGAATACTTTCAATGGGTAGGGGGACCATCATTGGCATTCGATCTTGATAGCGACCCCGTTATCAGCGTTCCGGGGTGGACAGACACTATCTGGAGCAAGGTCAATGATCTTTGTATAGCTTATGGGCTTCAGATGAATCGCGGTTCGGTTGGAGGTATACTAGTCACCAATATTTCCAGCGCCTCGAATTCGGACTTTGTTTTCGATCCGATTGGAGTCCCGAAAATTATCACCACTTTTGCTGGGAACTCTGCTGCCGTTGAACTTGATTTTCAGAACACAGAATCGGGTGCTCTGATTACTTGGTTCGACGCTCTGCAAAATGGAAACAGAATTATATCTGTTGACGTAGGAGAGATTAGGACGGATGTTTATGATATTGATGTGTGGCCCAATCAGGGCGGAACGGCTGGGTTGCTGGCAGTAGATTCGTATTCACCGTCCATTCAGCAGTATCACGTTCTCTCTAGCGACAATCAAGATGTTACTGCTGCGGAGTGGCTCGCTTCGGGCGCTGTACTTCAATACGGACTTAATTATCCACAAGCTGGGGTCGTGGAGGGTAACCGCGGATTTAGCCTACGCCTTAAAGGGCCTATCGCGGAAATTCCCGGCAAACCGGGTCCTTACTACTTTGCTTACACGGACGGTACCGATAAGTTCGCGGCTCTGGTGATTGGGGGACCGGGAGTAAAAACAACGCCCGAGACTCTTTCCATTGGAACCGGTGCAACTATCTATGATTCTCAGAATCCAGTCAAGAAGGTATCCCCAGATAACGTATTTCTTGCGACTAAGCATATGGCCTATGATCGTGGAGCTTGGGCTGTTGCTATCGCGGGTGGGCCCGTTATGCGCCTTGACGTTACACTGTCAATTCAGGATTGCCTCGGGTTCGGTCTGACGTGTGGAACCGTTTTTACCTACATGGAACAGAACTGGCGTATTGAAAAATGCACTATCTCGAACGGTAGTTACGACATTACCGCTGTGCGTTTTGCAACTGCCGGTGAGCTTGATGCGTTATGGGCTGGGCACGATGCAATCGACTACGATACCGCTTGGGACAGCCACCCTGCGAAAGATGCAATTATACGCCCCTTCTGGTCTGCCCCGTAAATCGTGATAGGATTGATATACAATGCCAATTAACAATGTGATCGCCCAATTGCAGGATCGGGCTTATATCTCCGCTCTGGAAGCAGAGCTTAGTTGGCTTCGGGCGAACCTAGAAGAAGCCCTAGCTCGTATTTCTGTACTGGAGAGTAGATAATGACCGCTGTATACTCTACTCCATTTGGTGATCTTGAATACTGGACAAATACTGATGACGCTGCGATTGTCACCGAATCCGTTATTACCATGGCAAGCGTGCGGGATGCCTTCACTGCTGTTTCTACAACACTTACTGGGTCCTATGCCGTAAAAACTTATAAGTGGGCAAACTCTACTGCTCGTGGTGCGCAGACTGGCATGACAGAGGGCGACCATGGATATCAGGAGGATACCGACACTGAATATGAATATAGCGGTTCAGCTTGGGTGGCGCTGGTTAAGTTCTATCGTTGGGCAAATACTGCCGCCCGGACGGCTCAGACAAACATGTCCGAAGGTGATATGGGCGATCAGCTTGATACTAATATTACCTATCGCTACAACGGATCGGCTTGGAAAGCGACAAGTTCTGGATTGATTCCGGTTGTTCCTACTGGTGTTTCTGGCAGTGGCGTAACAAAGAGTTCTGGTGGTCTTGTCATCATGACTGCTGCTCCCGGTGCCATTAGCGTGGAGGGGTGCTTCAGCGCAGAATTTACTAATTATCGAATTGAATTTGAGGCAACCTCCTCGTCCTCGGTTAGTGTAACGCTCAGAATGAGGCTGGGAAGCACAGATGCGACGGGTGCAACAGACTACGATATCCAAACCCTTCAGGGCCAGACCTCTACGGCAGCAGCGGCACTAACCAACAGTAATACATGGACGATTACCCCTAACGCTGGAACCCTGCACGATTTTTCAATTGACCTGAAACGACCGTTTCTTGCCAGCCCTACATTTGGAAAAAGCTTGGCTTACAGCGGTCAGATCGCTGGGCTTTCTGCGCCCGGACTTCGATATGGTGGAATTCTGCACAGGCTCTCTACCTCCTATGATGGATTTACCTTCACGCCTTCAGCCGGGAATACTACCGGGACAATTAGAATTTATGGATGGAACGATAATACATAATGGTAGCTTATAATCAGATCGTTCCATTAGGCGTACCTACGAGGAATCCTAACACAAAACCTGCTGGACAGAATTATTGGAGTGGGTATTGCCTAGCTTTCTGTCGCCTGAGCTTTAACGCACCCGTAATGTGGCCCACGGCAATTGATGCTTATGGTAATGCCGCATACAAGCACGAGGATGGGCGTCCCGGTGGGGCTTCGTGCTTGATATGGTTTGCAGTTTCTAATATCCCCGATGGGCATGTAGCAATACTACTGCCAGATGGTCGAGTCCGCTCTACCGGATTCAATAGTACCTATAAAGAATTCGATAGCTATGAAGCCTTTGTTGCCAGTATGCCAAGGTCGTGGGGCACTGTTAGATATCTCGGATGGACTGAAGACGTCAATGGGGTAAGATTTATAGCCCCTCTGGAGCCATCCGGTGGTGGGACTAAACCATTTCCAACAAACAATACAAGACTATTAGGAGACACAATGCTTATAATGAATCGCACCAAAGATACTACGCTTGCCGTATTCGATGAATCTCACTGGCAGGAAATTTTCTATGGAGCGGGTGCATCACAGTGGGTCATTGATGCCGCTAACGCTCTGGCAAACTCGCTGCCTAGCGTGGCATATAATGATGCTGGTTGGAACGGTCGTAGCAACGCTGCCGTCAGCCTTAAGCGACCGGTTTATGTTGTCGATAACGCCAACAAGCGCCTCGTCCCAATCGATTCCACCACTGGAGTAATTGATATCGCCCCTGTGGCTGCTGCGGCTGAAGCGGGCGCTAAGGCGGGGATCGCCACGCTGAAGGTGCCTACCGCTGAGCAGAATGGCGCTGCGGCTCGCGCTGCTATTGTTAAGTAGGAACCATGCTCATTAATCGCGGATTGCTTATTGTGGCGTATGCCCTGTCAACCCTGATGGGGCTTATGACGACATTCTTTCCAGTGACGGCGATTATTGATGTTCTCACTCTCCACCTGACCGTTGGGTATGGTATTCTCATTCTTGCGGGTTCCATTGGTGCGCTAGTTTCCGTAGTTAAGCCTGACTATCGGCTGGAGATTATCTTCCTATGGCTAATCATTGCCGGTTACATGTGTTATGACGTGGCACTGTGGGGCTTGTTCGCGGAGCGGGTGGGCATAATAGACGGATTGGCCCCACCTTACGGGCCCGCTCTAACGGTCCTCGTCCTCGTGGTATTACTGTTTGCCAAGCAGATGACACTTATCAAGAAAAATAAGCAGCTAGTGGGTCAGTCTAATGGATTGGCCTAGCCTTCTCGCAAGTGGTAACGTTCCCGCTATTGTTGTTACCATCATTCTTGTGCTGCTTACGGGTGCGGTCGGCGCGGCAATCGTAAACGGGCTTTATGCCAGTCGCCGTGGAGTAAGGGGTGACGCTCTTGTCAAGGAACAAAATGGTATCGCGGGCCTTGGAAAACTGACCGACTCTCAGGGGGAATATATCGACAGACTAGAAAAACGCCTTAACGAACTGGAAACTGAATCCAAGGCGCAGATCACAGAACTTAGGACAGAGTTCGAAGCAAAAGTAAACGAACTGGAATCTAAGCTGTTTATTGAGGTCGAATATTCCAACGTTCTTATCACGGTTCTTTCTGAGAATACTATCCCAATTCCGCCCCGACCCACGACTCGGAGCACTCCCAGAGCGTAACGCGCCAAACGCCCTGTAAGCGCATAAAAACCTCCAGCCATGTTGATGTACGGCTGGAGGTTTTAAGTGTCTTAGGGGCCGTTCTGTGGCCTCCCAGACGGGGTTACAGTTGTCTGAGGTCCGCTCGCTGTAGAGCCTTACCAGACTTGCACCACTTCCCACAATTGTTGCATACATAGCGCTGGTAGGAGGATACTCCAGTGCGGGCCAGCCCTCTCTTTTGGAGGTCCTCGGAACCACAAGAGGGGCAACCGTTACCGGGCTCGTAGAGGTTAACGTTGGGGTGGTTAGTGATCCATGGCAGAAGCTTCTCGTAGATTTCTACCAGCAGATTTACGTCCTGTACGTTGTAACGCTTCATAATCGCCCATGCCTTGGGGTCATTATTCATACAGGCAACCCATAGTTCATGCCCACCGGTAGATTTCTTTTTACCGATGCCGAGAAGCTGCGCTACATAGTCCAGCTTGTTAGACAGGAACCTAAATTGACTTCTCGCTGTCAACATGAGGTCGATTTCCTTTACCGGGGAAGGCGGGGTTAGTCCATACTCCACAAACTCTCGGTTGGCGTGCTTCGTGTCAAAGCCCTTACCGTTCCATGAGATTAGTGCATCAGCCTCATCAATGAGAGCCCACAA